ATAACTTAATCATTTCACAATTAGTATCTTTGATTGTTATACCAGAACTAATACCTAAGACTTGAGTTTGAACACTCCCAGAATATCCACTCGTACATACATCTGAATTATTAACCACGACACTTGGGCTATTTGCTGTAGGTGGTGTATTATTTGTTACAACGGTTGATGACACCGTATTACTATCTGCAGCATGTAAGTCTACATATGTAGCTGTTGCTCCAAATACAAATAATATAACTAATAATAGTTTCATAAGTTGAAAGGTTCCTTAGAAAAAGTAAACATAAACATTAACCAACTTAAAATAAATAAAGTAAATAATATTGATGTTAGATCCATTTGTTTGACATGTTCGATTAAATTATTAATCCAAGATATAATTTTATATATTTTAATTTCTAACAATTCCATTTCCTTAAAGATTTATTAATTCTTGAGTTAGGGTCTTTAGCTGTCTTAGCTGATGTTAATTTTTTCTTCATACCACTCATTCTTGCACAGAAAGATTTACGTCTACTAGCTGCTTTAGATCCTTTTTTTAGTTTTGAAGGTTTAGTGGTTACTGCTGTTTTGAGTTTTGAACCGGGATTGGCTTTTCTATAAGATGCAACACCTTTGGCGTTAAGTCCACCTGATTTAGATTTACCTTCTTTTCTAGTCCATGCTGCAGTAGGCATTAAACAAGACCACCCATTGCCATAGATTTTCTATCAGTGAATGTTTTTACGTTTGTTGGTTTTGGTCCTGAGTTTGATGCTGCTCTTTTTCGTTTGACAGCAGAGGCCTTTTGAGAGCCGCTCATCCGTGTGGCTTTCGCAAGTGGGACACACTTCGGATACTTCCTTTTGGATTCTTTTGATCTCCCACAAGGTTGATACTTGCCGTCTTTTTTTGGAGCTCCTATGTCCACCCATTTCTCGGATACCCATTTTCTTAGACCATTTTCTGCCATCAGATTTTTTTTGTAACCTTTCGTTTGCCTTCGATAATACCACCACAGGCTTTGGCGATGCCGCCTTGACCATAATTAGAAACCATTTTACGAGATTGTGAAACACTATTTACTGATCCTCCGTTTGCTTTTTTATCACGTCCACCAGGTTTTATTTTTCCTGAACAAACACCACTAGCATACATGTTAGCATAAGCTGAAGGATAAACATCAAACTTACGTTTTGCTGCGGCTTTACCTTTTGCACATAATTTAGCCATTATCTTTTTCCTTACAAGGACAAGTCATACAACCACAATCCATACAAGTCATTCCACAATGACAGGAATGATTACATTCTGTACAGATTATAGGTTCGCTCATTTTTTAACTTTGCTACCTTTTTTTAACTTTTTAAAATCTTCACCACTTATTTTACCATCTTTATTTTTATCTAGTTTAACTTGTCCACCAACAAGCTTACCGTCTTTATACATTTTTCTTTTCTTACTGTTTTTAAGTTTTGTAGTCATTCTTAATGCTCCTCTGTTTATAGTCATTTTTTAAATAGTTTGGCAGCACCTTGTGCTCCCTTAATACCAAAACTAGCACTTATAGCGATATATAATAAATTGTGATAATAGGATGGTAAATCCTGCAAGGCAATAAACCCTTGATGTACATGTTCTTGTAAAGGCGTGAAGATTAGCACGGCAGGTAAAAGTAGGACTATTAAACTTACTTCGTCTTTCCACGAACCTTTCATTTGGTCAACGGCCGAAGCTTCCCATGCAACCTTACCAGCAATTTGCTGTTCTCTAAGAGCTGTAGTTGCTTTAATTTCTGTGATTTTAGCTACTTGCTTAGCCTTTTTAGTTTCTACAAACCCAGTAACTGCAGTACCTGCAATACTTAATAAAGGCTTAAGAAGTAAACCCAACATATTTAAACTACTCTAACAATTAAATAAACAACAACAACAACAGCAAAAACTAAAGATATTTTAGCTTTTTTGTTTAGTCCTTGCCATTTGGCTTTCAATTTATGTTTCCACATATTGTGACTCCTATTATATTAATGAATGATTATAGCAGTTATCTTGTATTATACAAGGTTCCAATACCATTGGACATTGGACCGCTTTGCGGTGCTACTGATCCGCCATATGCCATATAATTCATACTTCTAAAATAATCTAATATATAGTCATCATCATAACCAGCATTTCTAAAATAATTTAATCTTCTAAGATCATCTGGACTTGTTAAATTTGCAAAAGGATCATTTGGATCAAATTCTTCACCAGATGACTCACCTTCATTTGATTCACCACTTTCACCACCACCAGTATTATTATTACCACCATTACCAACACCAAGCATATCTGCAATTTTTTGTGTTGAAGTTTTATAAGGTTCATCCTCACCTTTAAACATTTGACCAGAAAATATAGGCATAGAAGGAATAGATGAGATATCTCCAGTTGCTGGATATGTAGGTCTAGTATTTAAAGTATATCCAGTTGATGGATTTGTAGGTCTAGTATTTGAAGGATAGGTATATCCAGTTGCTGGACCTGTAGGTCTATCATCTAAAGTATATCCAGTTGCTGGACCTGTAGGTCTTTGAAAAACAGAATTAAAATTTAAAGTATCTCCAGTTGCTGGATTTGTAGGTCTAGAAGAATTATTAAAAGTTAAATCTCTAAGTATTTTATCTACATAAGAAGTATCTTCTAAAGGAGAATTAAAATTTAAAGTATCTCCAGTTGCTGGATTTATAGGTCTAGTATTTGAAGGATAAGTATCTCCAGTTGCTGGACCTGTAGGTCTAGTATTTGAAGGATAGGTATCTCCAGTTGCTGGATTTGTAGGTCTTTGAAAAACAGAATTATTTAAATTTCTAAGTATTGTATCTTCATAAGTATAATCTTCTAAAGGAGGTCTATTATCTAAAGTATATCCAGTTGCTGGACCTGTAGGTCTATTGTTTGAAGGATAAGTATCTCCACTTGCTGGATACGTAGGTCTATTATTTGAAGGATAAGTATCTCCACTTGCTGGATACGTAGGTCTAGTAGAGTTACTTATTTGTTCAACAATAGAGTCTAAATTTTCTATTACAGAAATACCTTCGTCAGAAGAAGGGTCTGATCTTTGATAAGATGGGATATAACCTTCACTACCATAATATGAAGGTAGTGTTTGTTGATTACCTAGTGTATTATTAAAAAAAGATTTTCCTGTATTTGCAATATTTTGCATGCCATTTATAAATTTGTCTGGTAAAGCCATATCAGCCATCGCTGACATCGCGGACGTAATACCACCACCATAATTTTGTGCATCTTGTCCTAATCTTGTTCTAATATCTCTTCTAACTTCTGCAAAGGTTGGTTGTTGTGCTGTGAAGTATTGATTACTTCCTACATTAGTTTGTCCAAGATTTGTTGCGTTAGCTAATTTTAATTCTTCTGAACCTGCTCTTTGATAATTTTTATTACGCATACGTTCTAATTCGTTACGAATATCTGAACCTGCTCCTGTGTCAAAATTTCCTTTTTTATTTAGTATATTATATTTTTGTGCTGCATCATTTATAAGTTTTTCATCTGCAGCCATTTGATTAGGATTATTTCTTTCAAATGGATTGTCGTATCTTTGATTTCCACCTCCACCTCCGCTTGAACTTTTTTTTGATTTACTGCCCATCTATACCTACCATAGTCATTTTTTGAATTCCTGATTTAGCCAAGCTGACACCTGCTCTAAGTTTTTGATGCTCATCACTCTGTTCTAGCTTATCTTCAGCTAATTGTCTATTCGAAATTAATCTTAATCTATCCATTTCAATCTTATCTTCACCTTCTTGTTGCTTCCTAGCTTCTTCTTTGGCTTTAAGATCTACTTCTCTAGTTTTTAATTTGATTAAAGGGTCATTGCTTAAATCATCAGACATTTTTTTCTCTTCTATCATAAAATCTTTAGTCATATCTGCAATTAATACTGATTTTCTTGCTTCGATCATAACTTGTATTCGTTGCATTTCCATTTGTTGCTGTTGCATTTGTGGATTTTGTTGCATTTGAGGTCCTTGTTGTTGCATTTGAGCCTGTATTTGTTGTAATTGTTGTAACTCTTCTACAAATTCTATTTGAATTTGCTCTTGTGCCATCAAACTTATGTGTTCAAGCACATTTTTAAACACCATAGACGAAATTAATGGATTATTTTTAACCATATTAGTACTCATAAAGTTTAAATGAGCATCAATATGTGATCGATGGTCTTGTTTTGGAAAAGCTTGGAACGTTTGTTGACTCATAGCTTGAATATGTTCCATACTTGGGTCCATTGGTTGTGGTTGTTTTGGTAAAGGTAGAATAGCGTTAATATCTTTGATCCCTAAAGCTGTGTACATGTTGTGGTACGCTTGGTAGAGGTTGTGTAATTTAGGATTAGACATAGCCATTTGCAGTTCCGTTTGAGCGATAGAAATACGCTGTGTTTGGGAGAAAATATTTGGATCTGCAACTGGCAAGATGTCTACTTTATCATCGAAGTCTGTTTGTTTGATGTTACGTTGTCCACCAACGACATCATAAGGGTATTCGGGAGGAAGATACAAACTAAAGACATCGGATAATAAACTGAATTCTTTTTTCATACTTGAATAAAGTCTCTTGTGAATAGCTGACATCACACGAGAACCACGTTCTAGTAATGCTACTGTTGTTCCAACGGCAGCCCCTTGATTTCCATCACCCACTTGCATATCAGCAATAGACGCGAAACGCTGACCGGCTTGTACAACTGTACTCATCAATTGTAGTAATGTTTGTGAAGGTTCTTTAAAAGGTAGTGGCATAAAAGAATCTCTTAAGTTACCACCCGGTGCATCAACATCTCTGAACTCACCTGGTTGTAATGGTTGAGCTTCATCTCTCACTCTAATACCTCTTTGTTTAAATCCTGCAGGTAAATTAGATAAAGTTCCAGCATCTAGTAATTGTCTAAGAGCAGAAGTTGCAGTTCTAGATAATCCACCAATCATGTGAATTAAACCAAAGCCATAAAAACCTAGACCCGGTAAAAATTTGAAATGAGTAAAGTAATCTATTCTTCTTTTTAAAGTATCTTCTTCTTTATAGTTTCTTCTAATAGCTAAAACTTCATTAGATCCTTCTTCAACAGTTATAATGTAAGGTAGCTTAATTCCTGTGGGCTCACCAGTTTCAGGATTGACATCTTCAAAACCTTCTAAATCTAAATTTGCATGACATTCAAATAAATTATAAATATCTTCTTCTTGGCCTTTTTTAATTCCTTCTAGTTCTCTTTCCTTATCTTTAATATCAGAACTCATTGAACCGGGGGAAGATAAATCTACATCTCTATAGAAACCATTAACTTGTTGTTTACGTAAATCATTTTCTGAGATTTTAACTACGTGAATAATGGTGTCCGCTTCTTCTAAACTAGTTGCTGAATAAGGTACAACTAAATCATCAGCCGGAATAAATTTTGAAACTGCTCTATCTAATAATTGATCGTAATAAACTTTTTTAAATGTTGATCCTGCTAGTGGTAAATAAAATAACATTTGATCCATGTCAGCTTCATACTCTGTCATTTTATGCATGATCTGATAGTTCATAAATTCTTGAACACGCTTCGCTTGTTCTCTTCTTTGCATATCGTCTTTACCAATGACTTGTGTTCTCACAGGTCCACCTGCTGGTAATAATTCTTTATAAGCTAAGGATTGAAACTGTGTAACGGCTTCTGCAAGCACAGGATGTGTTGCACCACTTGCTCCTCTAAAGGGTTCACTTCGATCTTCATATTTAAATCCTAATAATTCTAAACCTTCTGTGTAGGCTTTTTCCCATTCTGCTCTTGATGATTTATAATCTTCATATTTATTGGAAAGGTCTGATCCAATAGGGTTTAAAATACCATCAGGTAAAAGTTCTGCTAAGTTGTCAAAGTGCTCAACACTTTCACCGGGTTCCACGGCATTCGGATCAAAATTAACTTCAGCCCCACCATCTTCCATTTCCATAACTGAAATATCATCGTTGGAAATATCTTTTTGAGTTTCTTCTATAAGGATATCTTGTTCTTCTTCATCTAAATTTAAATTTGCGTTAGGTAATGCTTTATCTATTTCGGCCATTAGTAATACGTCCTTTGTTGGTGAGGTAAGGGTTCATCTTCATAATCATCTGGGTGTTCAATAAATCCTCCCTGTCTAAATCTCATAACAGCTTGTGTTGTGCTGTCTACTAAATCGTCATGGTCGCCATAAGGGAACGAAGCACATTCCTCTATCACTTCCTCTGCAAACTTTTTATCTGGTGCCCAAATTTTTCCTGCTTCAAACATAGGAGCAACAGAATTTACTCTTGTATGTTTATCATTTCCTTTACTAGGTGTAAAGTTTAAAACAGGTATTCCTAATTTACGTAGTTCATAGGTTAAAGGTAGTCCTGTCGCTTTTGCTTCAATAATCACCGATTCAGGTTTCCAGTAGTCATACTGTTCTTTAGCCACTCTTCTGAGTTCAGGGAACTCTAATCTATCTTTCACACAATCGAGGAGCAATAAGCACGGTCCGCTGTCCTCGCTTGGGTAGAAAACTCCCCATGTTGTAATAGCCGAGAAATCTGCCGTTTGTTTTTTCATGAAAGCTGTATCATAACTTTGGATTACATGATGGAGTTGAGGGAGAGTATCTTTGTCATACACCTTCCACCATTCACGTTTAATGAGAGATCCTTCCTCTGATGTTGGATTCTGTTGATATTGAGCATTCCATTTAGCCACGGACAGCGAAGCTTTGACCGTCTCTAATTCTTCTAATTTCCAATATTCTGGCCATACAGGTTTATTGCTTGGAAGGATGGCTGGAAATTCTATCACTTCCCATTGATCAGCTTTAGGATCTTGTTGTTGAGCTTTGAGTAACATTCCTGTTAAATCTTTTGTATTCCATCTTGTCATCACCACAATAATTCTACCACCAGGTTGTAAACGCTGACGAGGACCAGAGGTATACCATTCCCAAGTTCTCTCAAAGGAATTCATGTTCATCGCATCTTGCTCCGAGTGTGGGTCATCAATAATAAATAGATCCGCACCACGACCAGTCACAGCACCACCAACACCGGTAGCAAAGTATTCTCCACCTTGGTCAGTTTGCCAACGGCCCGCGGCCTTGGAATCTTCTTGTAATTTAGTTTCAGAAAAAATTTTACGATAGTCATCTGTGTCAATTAAATGTTTAGCTTTACGACCAAAGCGGACCGCGAGCTCAGAGTTAAAAGTTGCTTGAATAATTTTTAGCTTAGGGTCTCTACCGATCATCCAAGCGGGGAGCAGGAACGATGCAAATTCTGATTTAGTATGTCTGGGTGCCATATTGATAATCAATCTTTTTATCTTGCCCTCGGCCACCTGATTAAACTTGTCAGCCATAATAGAATGATGAGAACCTTCTATGAAATCGGGCCACACGTATTTGACAAAAGACATGAAGTCAGTGTTAACTGCTTTCTCTTTTTTCTTTTCTTCTAACCTAATTGCATACTTGAGGTATTCTTTCTTAGCATCACTAGGTAGTTTGGTTATATCTACATTTTTTAGCATTATATTTTAAAACGAAAAAAAAATTATAAAATTTTTTTCAAGAAGTATTTCAGGTGATATTACCTCTAAAACAAACTATATACAAGAACATTGGGACCCCTATATATACGAAAAGGGGGATAGGGGTACTAATAAGCTTATTGAGGTTGAGATGGGCTTTGGTACCTCTATCCGATCTCGCGTAGCGAGAAGTCTTGGCGGTGGTGGGGGTGGGTGGGCCCAGAGGGCTCAAGCCACTAGATGTGGTATGTATAATATGTCACACCTACTAGATGTAGTGGTACTAGATGTAGTATTATATCTAGTAATCCTGGAGGAATACATACTAGATGTAGTGGTACTATATGTAGTGTGAATTTAATACTTGACACAAGATGTAGTAGGTCGCCCAGATTAAGTTTACTAGGTCTATTTATTATGTCCCATAAAACCCCATATAAGACCCATAGAAGCACATCGAACCACGGACCGAGATAGATTTCCTTACTAAATTAATGCATTTTATTAGTTAATTATCCCATAAAATAGTATAGAGTTCTAAGTATGAGAAAGAAAACAACAAAAGATTTTACAAATCATAAAATGACTAATGATGTCTATAAATTAAGAAGACAAGTTATTAATATGATTTATGAAATCAAAAATGTCTATTCTGATATTCCTCGAATAGATGTTAGAATAGGTAAATCTAAAACATGTGGTGTTTTGGGTGTTGCTAGACTTAATGACAATATTATTTGGATAGATGATCAAGCCTATAAGAATGATGATTATTTAAGAAATGTTGTTTATCATGAGATACTTCATGCAATCTATGGAATTAATCATAATGAAGAATGCCCTTTAATGTGTAGTACATTAAAAGAAGTAATAAGTAAAAACGAATGTTTAAAAACATTTGGTAAGTATTATAGAAATGGAGAAAGATAAAATGAAACTATTAACAAAAGATCTAAAAGATAAATTAACTACAAATCATTATAATCAAGATGAATCAAAAATAAATAAAGCAATTGTAAAACTTTTTAATCCTTCAGGGGTTGGAACTTGGTATCTATCAGAGTTAGACCCTGAAACCAATATTGCTTTTGGTTTGTGTGATCTTGGCGATCCTGAGTTGGGTTATGTTTCCATTGATGAATTATCAGAAGTAAGGGGATTTATGGGATTAGGGATCGAAAGAGATCTACATTTCCAACCAACTAAACTTGAAGATTTAATAAGGGGTAAATAATGGAATTGTTTTTATTAATCAATTTTATAATTTGTGTTTTAGTTTTAATCGGTTTCGCTTTTGCAATCATTAGCGAAACGGGAAACGATAAAGAATGAAACAAATATATAAAGACATAAATGAAATGAATAGAGATGAAATGAAAACCATACACCTAAAAAATAAATTAGGTGTATGTCATTGGATAATGATAGGTCTTTTAGCATTTAAGTTTATATGGATCATGTGTTTAATATCAACAGGATCAATTTAAATGAATGTATTATCTTTATTTGATGGTATGTCTTGTGGTCGTATTGCATTGGGTAGGGCTGATATTAAAGTAGATAATTATTATAGTTCAGAGATCAAAGATTATGCGATCGAGGTTGCGAATAATAATTATCCTGAAGATAAGAAAAATAGATTAGGTGATATCACTACTATCAAAGGTAGTGATTTACCTACAATAGATTTGTTAATAGGTGGATCACCATGCCAAGATTTTTCAGGTGCTAACAAAGATAGATCAGGACTAGACGGAATTAAATCAGGTTTATTCTATGAATGGTTAAGATTAAAGAATGAAATTAAACCAAAATATTTCTTATTGGAAAATGTAAGAATGAAGAAAGAGCATCAAAATATTATATCAAAGGAATTAGGATACGAACCGATAATTATTAATTCAAGGTTATATGCTCCACAATTAAGACATAGATTATATTGGACTAATATTCCTTTAGTTAATCAAACTTATTCTAATATAGATTTAAATGAAATTTTAGAAAATGGTTTCAGCGATAGAGTAAAAGCAAGATGCTTGCTTGAAAGTGATAGTAGACCCCTATCAACACCTATTAAAATGTTTCATAGATATTATTCTACAGGGTTTACGACTTTAATTTTTAAAACTGAGAGACATTATCATAATTGTGTTAATCATTATAATTTTCATTTTAAGGGCATGAGTGCCAAAGATATAGATAATCATATTCATAATAGTAATATTGATTTATCTGTTTACGAGGGTGTTAGATATCTGACACCACAAGAGAGAGAAGATTGCCAAACAGTCCCAAGAGGATATACAAAAGGATTAACAGATAATCAAATTGCGTGTATACTTGGGGACGGTTGGACAATAGACGTGATTGCTCACGTCTTCAACGGACTAAAATAGAAAGGAATAAAATGTTTACAATAAAAAACATTGATTACAAAAGTTATCTTATTAAAGTTTGGGAACAAAAACCAACTTTAGGACATGATAAGAGAAATCTTGAAGAAGAATTTCAAGGTCTTGGGACTCATGGTTATGAGATATTTAATCCTAAAGGTCTTAGTATTTT